CGGTATCAAGAACAACATAGTTGGCATAAATCTTGGGGGTGCCAGAAAGGGAGATACCCTGAGAACATTCGATGCGAAGCTCAACCTCCTGATACTGAAGAGCGACCAGGGGAAGGCAGAGCATGTTGTTGTCACAGAAGAAGAAGTGAAGAGGATACCACTGTCTATCAGTATCGCTAGGCTGGGATCCCCAGTCAGCAGCCTTGGCAGCCTTAGATGTGGAGTCGGCGTATCCTGCATTGGGCCAGACGAGAGACTTGAAAAGCGCGTCCTGAGTATCAATTAGCTGCCCACCGATGTAAAGCTTGAAACTGGTAGGAGTAACATTGGGCTGTAAAAGGCAAGCACTATCGTCGAGATCACTGATGTTTAGATTCTCGATCCAGATATAGGAAAGAAGATCACCCTTGGACGGGATCTTCAAAGACACCTGGTTACCGGCACCAAAGGTACCAGTATAATCAAGTCTCACAGGCTTGAAAGCGAAATTAGTGTGACGCTTGTATACGTTTCTAAAAAAAGAAACCTGTGGGTCGCCCTTGATGTAAGTATCCTGGACACCCACTGCAACGAGATCAATCAATGCACCGGACATATTATAAGAATTAATTATATTAAAAATTCAGGGATTAAACATGGTATCAATGAACAATGGTCGTATTCCAAGCTCTTAACTGGGACGCTCGCGATGACGATACTTCGGACGCCTATGTCATCAGTATCATGGGTCGCACCGAAGACGGCAAGTCTGTGTGCGTATCTACCCAATTCCAACCATACTTTTTTGTAAAGCTAAACCCTAAAGAACCGTCCAATGACGCGAAAAAGATTTACCGAGAGATGACTCCATTTGGAATTGACAGTTTCGGGATTGTGATGTGCAAGGATGTATGGGGATTTCAAAACAACACCAAGTTTCCATTTGTAAAGTTGACATTCAACACTCATGCTGACATGAAAGCGGGTGAGCGGAAACTCAAAAAGAAGCTTGATGGAGAATACAGGCTCCGAAAGGTATTCGAAGCCAATATCGAACCCATGCTTAGATTCATGCATCGCACGGGTATCCAATCCACTGGATGGGTCGACACTGGTGATTGTGAACCCCAAGAAATGTCTAGATGTGACATCGATCTCTATTGTGATGACTGGAAGAAGTTGAAACCCGTTGCTAGGGATGATATTGCACCTTTTGTTATCTGTTCATTTGATATTGAAACTAACAGCTCGACAGGTAAATTCCCCGATCCACTGGTTGAAGATGATGCATGCTTTCAGATTGGCATGACCTTGAAGAAACAAGGGTCTGATGAGATTTATGATAAGACGTGCCTCTGTTACAAACAAACGGCGGACGATCCCAAAGGTGAGTTCAATGTAGTGTCGTATGAAACCGAGAAGGAACTGTTGATGGGCTTCAAGGATTACCTGGTCAAACATGATGTGGATGTGATGACCGGATGGAACATCTTTGGTTTCGATCTCAAGTATATCCACGATCGAGCCATCGTATGTGGCTGTCCATCCAGCTTTTTTGAGCTTGGTAAATTGCTCAATGTAACAAGCGAATTGGTTATCAAACAATTGTCATCAAGTGCATTGGGTGACAATACCCTCAAACTGTTCCCCATGCCTGGAAGGTACATCTTCGATCTTTTCCATGAAGTCAAACGTGAACAAAAGCTAGATTCCTATACACTTAACAATGTGTCCGCAGTCTTCCTCAACGACAAAAAGATCGATATGCCACCCAGGGAAATGTTTCGAAGGTTCGCTGAAGGTGATCCAGACAAGCTCATGGAGGTAGCAGAGTATTGTGTCAAGGATACCATCTTGCCTCACAGACTCATGGATAAACTCTGCATCTTCTTGAACATTCTGGAGATGGCCAAGGCTACGTGGGTCCCTGTCAACTATCTGTCAGAGCGTGGTCAACAGATCAAGGTTTTCAGTCAATTGACTCGCAAGGCCAGGGAGCTTGGATATATGATTCCGACCATCTATTATGGCAAGATTCAAAGTGACGGCTACGAAGGTGCAACTGTTCTTGATGCCCAAAAAGGTGCCTATTACACACCCATTACGGCACTGGATTTCGCATCTCTGTACCCATCCATTATGATGGCACACAATCTGTGTTATTCTACATTGGTGATGGATCCCAAGTATGATGATGTCCCGGGTGTAACCTATGAGACTTTCCAGGTGGGTGATAAGACATACAAGTTTGCACAGGATGTCCCAAGTCTGCTACCAAAGGTACTCGAAGAGCTCAAGGCGTTCCGCAAGCAGGCGAAGAAGGACATGGCTAACGCCACAGGGTCCATGAAACAGGTATACAACGGTAAGCAGCTAGCCTACAAGATATCCATGAACTCTGTCTATGGTTTCACGGGTGTAGGAAAAGGTATGCTTCCATGTGTACCCATCGCGTCTACTGTCACTTGCAAGGGGAGGATGATGATCGAGGACACCAAGAATTATGTCGAAGCCAATTTCCCAGGGGCAAAGGTAAGATATGGTGACACAGATTCTGTGATGATCGAGTTTGACTGCCAGGGTAGAACTGGTAAGGAGGCTATCGAGTATTCATGGGCTTTGGGAGAAAAGGCTGCCGCGGCATGCAATCATCTATTCAAGAAACCGAATGATCTAGAGTTGGAAAAGGTGTATTGCCCTTACTTTTTGTATTCGAAGAAACGTTACGCCGCCAAGATGTGGGTCAAAAAGGGTGATGAGATGGTCATGGATTGTATCGATATCAAAGGATTGCAGGTGGTCCGCCGGGATAATACTCCATTTGTACGCACTGCATGCAAGGAGATCCTGGACGTGATTCTTGAGAGTAACAATCCAGAGGGTGCCAAAGAGTGTGCACGCAGGCATGCAAGTAATCTTCTGGGAGGTGATGTTCCCAACGAAGACCTGGTACTGTCACAGAAATTGGCCGATTCGTACAAGTCCAATAACCTTCCACACGTCGCGGTTAGGGATAAGATGCGAGAGAGGGACCCAGGGTCAGAGCCCCAGTCCGGTGACCGTGTACCCTTCGTGATCGTGGAGACCGACAATCCTAAGCATAAACAATATGAGAAGGCCGAAGACCCCAAATATGCCAAGGATAACAATGTCCGCCTGGATTATAGGTATTATTTCACAAACAAATTCATTAACCCTGTATGTGATCTACTGGAACCCCTGGTAGATAACCCTCTTTTGGACATTTTCAGCGCCTTCATCGAGAAGAAACCTGTGAAGATGACAACTGTCGTTGTTGACGAAATCAAGAGTCAAGATGATCTCCAGAATTGCACCGCAGCGGGACTGAGTGCCTATTGCAAAGGAAACGCCCTCAAAGCATCCGGTGCTAAGTCTGATCTAGTGTCAAGAGTGTGGGCGCATATGCAGGGTGAAATGGCACCGCCTCCGGTTCCAGTTCAGACTATCACGTGCCCAGAAGATCTTGAAAAGTGTACGATTGCTGTGCTCAAGGCATATTGCAAGGTTAATACCCTAAAGGTATCGGGTACAAAGAGTGTGTTGTATGAACGTGTGTTAAATCATGTTAAGAAGTAATTGACTTATTGACATATAGTTCCAAATATGTCATCCACCGCCGATTTGATTGCTAAAATGATTGACGAGGAGGTTGAGAGAAAGGTCCAGGAGCGAATGGAGACATATATGGAACATATCTCCAAACATTATGGCATCTCCATGAAATCCTTGCTCAATGATCTCAATAACTTTTCTGGTCAACCATCATCCACCAAATGTATGGGTGTGAAGAAAAATGGCAAGCGTTGCACAAAGTCTTCAAAGAATGGTAACCATGGATATTGTATTCTTCATGTGTCCCAATATACCCCAAAACCACAAGCAATTGTATGCAAGCCAGTTTCTAATGATATACCCGTTCATACCCACACACATACCATACCACCTTTGTTTGACAAGAATTGTCCAGCATGTACAAAGGTAACATTCAAGAAAAATCCTACACCGTTGAATAAAATACTTATAGCCTAAATCACTAATGATATCATGAGTAAGTCCGAAGTTTTGATGAGTTCTATTGTTAAATTTTATACAGAAGATGACAATAATATGAAGATATTAAAGGGTCTTCTGGATAAAACATCTGGTATATCATTGCGTACATTGGAATGGTTTATTACCAGTTATTCAAAGCAGAATAATCTGACATATACCACAAAGTGTGGCCGGTTATTTACGGTACATTGTGCGTACAAGTCAAGTCTGGATGGGTATAGTAAAAAGTTTTTTGATCCATTTTGTAGAACATCTAAGATTGATTTTGATATAGAATCTAAAAAGGTTAAGACCACTGTCGCACAATTGAATTTTATTCGATGGTGTATCAAGAATAATATCATCGAATATATCCTTGACAATAAGGATGCTGTGCTATCAACCAAATGTAAGTGACCCAAACCCGTTTTCTGTTGTGAAAACTTTGTAACCTGTGTAGAATGTATACATGTTATATGTATTGGATAAAGCGTTTCGATTTAATGACACGTCGATGAATGTAGTGTTACTGTTCATTTTTGCCATGTCGACTGCACCCGTTGGTTTGGGTACTTTAGGATTGAGAGAGAATGAATATGTGTATATGTTCCTGGTAGGTGAATATAAATTGTGTGCTCTGGGTTGGACATATTTGTAATAAAGAGTACTTGATGAATCATACGTATTCTCCTCCGAAGTGAAATCTATCTGTTCTTGCTTATTTAGCCAAACTCTGGCGCTTGCCATGACGGGATATTGTCCCTCTAAAAATACGTTTGATGTTGCGACATTACTTGTTAAATTATACCGCTCCAATATTAATTGCGAATCATTCTTATCTTCAAAATCGACATTTCTAAAAAACCAATACATTGCTTTAACTGGGTGTGCCACGTTTATGTTGTAACGTGCACCTGTAGTACCACTTTCAATCCTAAGTGCTTGTCCTGGTATCACAGTGTTGAGCAAAAAACTTTGTTTTTTAAACATGAAATGATTGCGCTCCCTTTCGGTTAACGTAATTTCTTCGGTAACAAGTGTTATCTGATCCATGGTCAACGCATCCGCGGTGTTGGCAAAGAATGTCTGAGGGTTAAATTCGATGTCAATATAAATCTTTTGGTTTGTAATTGCACACACCGGGAAATATGGTGTGTACTCTTCAATTGCATTCGTTTGGCGATGACTGAAAAATAGACCAAGTGGTATGTACAGATCCATAGGACCCGCAAACGCTGTACTACCCGGTAACAACCCAAATGGAGCACCGCCATTTACTACGAAATTTAAACCCCACTTTTCTTCTGTAGTAGCCATCAATTCGTCTTGAATAATAAACCAGTCGTTATTGATCGTTTCAAGTGTTGTCTCGTCGACCTTGAATTTTATTTGATTGATAATAGCCCGTCCCACTTGGTCCATATATGTAATATCTCCCGGGGATGAGGTATTACTCAGTTCTGGGAGACGACACTTGAGATACATGTTGGATAACAAATCACCCATCTGAGTAGGATTAAGTTCCCATTTAATCGTCTCTCCGAAAGGCCATGATGTACCCACTGAACCGTTTGGGCGCTTCTTTAAATGGTAAGAGTTGTATCTAGAAAAGTTTGTATGTTGTGTCATGTTTGGTTTGTAAAACGATTCACCATCATTCGATGTTAGATAGTCATCTTGCATGCCAATGGCGTGCAGAGATGTAACTGCTGCGGCCGACCCTTTACCACAGTCCATTAGTTAGATACCATATCTTTTTTCCACATCTCTAACATACTTGTGTTGTTCAGAGTCTTCAACTCGTTGTTCTTCGACACCGCCTCTTTGGTCATGGCCTCGATGGACTCTTCCGTGTATTGCCAAGTCTTAATGTTTAACAAATAGTCATAGCTGTCATCGATCTTTGGGAACAACTTTGACAACTCTGCCTCGAAGACGCTTCGCTTCTTTTTGAAGATGACCAACTCCTCATCGACCACCATCTTCACAAACTTGGCCTTATTCTGGAGCACCGTCACCGTCCTCTCCAACTCTTTGATCAAGTGGGTCTTGCGAAGGTCGTAGTACTTTTTGCGAATCTCGATGAAGTCCTTGATGATGTCCTCGGCAGTGTCATACTTGACGATCCCCTTGTCCGGGTGAAAAAGATGCATGTTGGTAGCCGTGATGGACTTTTGCAGTTTCATGTCCTTGACAAAGTCTTTGCCATTGTAGTCGTAGATCGTGAAGTCGACATCCTCCGTAGTGCTGTTGTTCTTGTAGTTGCTGATGACCTTCTTCTCAACCAGTGTATCAAGATACTCCTTGTAGTCCTGAGTCCACCGACCAGGTGGCAACTCTGTGATACGTTTGGTCTTGCCCACATCCTGGTAGATACCCGTGGCGATCCACTTTTGAGAAGTCTCCGCCTCGATCTTACCCTTGAATCCATCGAACCACGGAGTCATGGTCTTCATCGTCTTGTTGGCCAACGCATTCATGATATTGGCCTTGATGTCCTTGGGGTTGAATGACGGGATAGAACAGCTGAAGCCGGTACCGATACCCTCCGTGCCATTGACCAGTACCATTGGAATCACAGGAACATAGTACTCTGGCTCGATCTGCTTGCCGTCATCTGACAGATAGTTCAACACCGCATCATCGTGTGGATGGAAGTAGGTCCGTGCACTGTCTGACAGTTTGGTGAAGATGTACCTCGGCTGACTCGCGTCCTTTCCACCCATGAGTCTGGTCCCGAACTGACCACAGGGTTCCAGAAGGTTCGCATTGTTGGATCCCATGTAGGTGTGAGCGAGCTTGACGATCGTGTCAGCCAGGGAAGTCTCACCGTGGTGGTAAGAAGTCTTCTCGGATACATAGGCTGCCAACTGAGCGACCTTCATCTCGTCCTTCAGGTTCTTGTTGAAGCAGGCATACATCACCTTGCGCTGCGACGGCTTCAACCCATCGCACATGCTCGCGATGGACCGTTTGAGATCCGCGAGACTGAAGTTCACCAAGTCCTTGTGGATGAAGTCTGTCACACCCAAGTTGGTGATTTTGCCATAGGGCACTTCGAGATCAGACCCATCCTTTTCTGTGTTGACCAAGAGCCATTCCTTCCTGTCATCAGCCTTGGTCTTGTCGAACGCCAGTTTGATCGAATCATCCATGGTCATGTCAGGTTCGAACTTGACCGTCAGACGGGTGATATCCTTGAAGTACTCCCTGGCCTCCACGGATGTAGACGTACCCAGACCCTTGTAATACTTGATCTTCCAACCCTTGGTCTTGGATGCGGTGTCCCACCATTCGCGGAATGCAGAGTCTGTGTAGAACTGGAAGGTTTTTGCGCCCTTGGTTGCCTTGATGATGGGCGTGACCATACTGACCACAAACCCAAGGTTCAGAAGAGAAGGCCAGAAAGCGTGGATCATGTTGATGATCAGACCTTTGATGTGACTCCCATCGTTATCCGCGTCTGTCATGATCATAAGCCTTCCATAGCGAAGCTCGTCCAGGGATTTGTATACCTTGTCCTGTTGAAGACCCAGGATCTTCTTCAGATCGTTGAACTCCTGGTTGGCCATGAGCTGCTTGACACTCGCATCCCTGACATTCTTGCACTTGCCACGAAGTGGGAACACACCGTATGTGTCACGTCCAACAATGGACAGGCCTGCCACAGCCAAAGTCTTGGCCGAGTCACCCTCTGTCACGATCAGAGTGCATTTGGAAGACTTGTTCGTACCAGCAAAGTTGGCATCATCCAATTTGGGGATACCCGTGATCTTGTTACGCCTGGCACCATCAGACTTCTTGAGTTCTTTCTGCTCCTTGAACTTGGACAGAGACAAGACTTCATCCTGGATACCCGTCTTGAGAACACTCTTGATAAATTGCTTGGGGTGATCGAACCGGCTGCCAAACTCTTGGTACTTGAGAGTGCACTCGGACTTTACCTGGCTGCTGAAGCTTGGGTTCTCCAGAGTCGACTTGACGAAGACGAAGAAGGTGTTCTTGACCTGCTGGGGCTTGAGCTTGATCTTCTTGGCCATGTCATCGATGATCCCAGACGCGATGAGACCCGCGATATAGTCCACATGGGTCCCACCCTTGGTGGTGCAGATACCATTGACAAATGATACCTGCTGGAACCCATTATCGGATGGAGCCACGGTCACAGACCACCGATCTGTGACGACACTGTGAGTCTTGATGTCATCGTCGAGGTGCTTCTTGGCGTAAGATTCCAAGGACATGTTGGGTAGTTTAGTACCCTGATACCAGACGCTGCACCCGGTGCTGGTGCACACAGCCGCGTCATAGAGACGCTTCTCGACGATCTTGACAAAGTCATCATCCATACCAGTCATACCGAATCTCTTCCAGTCGGGGATGAATGAAATTGAAACACTCGACTGTTTGGTGACACACTTGACCATCTTGGGTGGGTTGCACACGGTCATGTTCTCGGTCCACTGCTGACGGTACTTGATGCCATTTTCAGGATCATTGATGATAATCCTGAAGCGACTCGAGTAAATGTTGGTCAGCTTGGAACCATAACCATTGCGTCCACCGACAGTCCTCTTCTTGGTGTCATCGTAGTTGGTACTTGTGAGAAGGTGCCCGAATGTCAGCTCCGGGTTCCAGAGCTGTTCCTTTTCATGCTTCTTGACACTGATTCCACCCAGAGGTCCGTTATTCTCTACGGTGATTTCACCGGATTCCTTGTCGATGGACACTTTGATAGTCTTGACGTCCTTGGGAAACATCGAGTTGCGGTCGATGGCATTCACCAAGATCTCGTCAAAGATCTTGAGAAGAGCCGGTGCATAAGACACCTTGCGATTCACAAACTTGTCACCGTCGAGAACGTAGTAGTTCTCGTCAACCTTAGTAGTCGGTCCCACATAGGAATCCGGCCTTTTAAGGATATGTTCAACATGAGTAATTTTCTGGACTTGTTCACTCATGTTGGACTGTTATACTTGTAGGTTCTAGTTCTCTTAAGGTAATTTTCGGTTATAAGTCCAAGTCAGGTCGTACTCTGCAGTGATAAAAATGCCACATTACTATATATTTCAAATGAATGGCAATCTTAGAGCCCTTTTGATTTTAATAATACTGATTGTTGTGGCTACTATCACGTATTACATAGTTAAAGAATCAAAGACAAACTCTGATTCCGATCAGGACGGTGATAAGAAAGGATCAACTGATTCCGATCAGGACGGTGATAAGAAAGGATCAACTGATTCCGATCAGGACGGTGATAAGAAGGGTTTATTTGATAATATAAATCAAGTTACCAAGAATGTAGGGGATGCTGTGCGCGATGCTGCAAGTAAAATTACGAATAATACTTCTAGTATAGACCCGGAAACTATTTCGAATATTCAGAAGGGTGTTTGTAATTCTATTATGAAAATTAACAACGCGGAGTCATATGAGTTGGTTGATGGCAAATGTAAGTTCACATGTCCCAAAGACTATAAACTGATTAGAGATGGTGCATATTGTATAAAATCAAACACTTTGATGGGAATATCCAACTTATGCAAAAAATCCCAACAGTATAAATCTGTTAGTTTTGATGAAGATGCAGCTAAATGTACCGTTGAATGTAATTCTCCATTATATATCGAGGGTGAAGGTAACTCCGTTTTTAACAAAAAATGTCTGCCAAACGAATCCGATCTTATAGAAGGTTTTGATTGTCAATTTGGAAGGGTAGCGACTATTGATATATCAAAAGTGTCACCAAGCACTGGGATACCAAAAACCTTTATGGATGCTGACAAGTTAGTGGGTTACGTAAGTACAGAAGCTACCGCGTCTCCGTATTACAACTATGCCGAATTAAGCTTCGATGATGGTTATGCTCATGGTACGGCGATGAAGATAGTCAAGTTGGACGATGTCCCTACCGAATTTAAAGATTCTGCAAACACTATATCTTGCACAAAAAGAAAATAAAACACTATTATAAATGGAGTGGTTAGTTACTGTATGCTTTATAATAGCCGAAGCGACCGTTACATTCTATGGTCTGTCGGACGAATAATGAATCTTTATAAATGATATGATTATTCACTTCATTGCGCTTTTAAGTGTAGTTGTAGGTTCAATAATCGGTGCAATTATTTTTAAAGTGTTCATATACAGACCAGACGAAACACCTACCGAACTTCGTGAGAATCCTATATATGACATGGAATCACAATTACCTGTTTCCACGGGTTCCTATGGCTTTTTTGAATTTGACATTGACGGAGACCTTAATATCGTTAATGCACGTAATATAAAGGGATAGTACCCTTCTATTTCAGTGAGACGTCAATAATGAACTGGACCCCTGTTGAAGGCGAACCAAGGCGTCCACGTGATAAATCTGTTAAATCTCTGTTTGCTGGTCGAGGGGGTGATCACAGAAATATGTATTATAAGGATATTGCGATTAAACTTGAACCGAATATCCTTCCACATGTTCCAGAACAATACAAACATCCATTTGAAGATGATAAATGTTTGTATTGTATGTCCGATAAGATTGGTCAGCGTGGTGATGAATTCAGACCAATTAGTCAATATGGAAGAGTAAATAAGGTTAATTGTGTGCCATGCTGTGGTAGATGCAACTCTTCTAAAAATGACAAATGTGGTACTAAACTATTGAACTGGATCGATGCCAGTGATTTTATAGATCCATGTAGAAAACAATTAATCAAAGGGTGGTATATAACAAATGAGTGGTATATGATTGCCTCAAAAGACTATTACTGTGAAACACGAAATAAAACATATGAACAAATTCGTTCGGATCTTGATGCTATAATCCACAAGTGTTACGTAGATATGTCCGAATATTAGTAAATGTGTATCATATATGACAAGTGACGACATCTTCGATTATGAAGATGGTGTATGGGATAAGAAGAATTTGGCACCCGAGTTGTTATTAACAAACTACAAGTATGATCTGATTTCTCACGAACATAGTTTAGGATTGTTTACAATGCCTTTATTTTCAAAGGCATTTTGTGATAGCTTAGTAGAGAGATTAAAGGTGTTTGATAATTGGACGACTGACCGTCATGAGAATTACCCAACCAATGATATCTTGATTGACGAATTTGATAATCGGTTCGCAGCTATATACGATGCAACCATTTATAATATCATGAGAAATGCATTGAATAAATTATATGATTGTGAGGTGAATACATCGTTCAAACATGAGACTTTTATCATACGATACAAACCCGAATTGCAGTCACATTTGGACATGCATCACGATCATTCCAGTTTTACATTTTGTACCACGTTATCCGATGAGGGTGATTACGTAGGTGGTGGTACGTGGTTCCCCAAACATAATCTGGTGTTGAAAGGTAAACAAGGTGAAGTGACCATACATCCTGGTATGTTTACCCACAAACATGGTGTAAAACCCATAATTAGCGGTGAACGTTACGCAATCGTATCATTCTGTAGAATTATTTTCTACTAATATTAATATACAATGGTTGACAATCAAATCACAATTACCATTTTGATCGTGGTTTTAATTGCCATAATTGCCTTTTTAATATATAAAAAAATCACAGAACCAATTTCATCTGGAGATCAAGGGAAACAGGGTCCTCCGGGTGCTACTGGCATCCAGGGTCCTCCGGGTGCTACTGGTATCCAGGGAGATCAAGGGGAACAGGATCCTCCGGGTGCTACTGGTATCCAAGGTGATCAAGGATCAGTCGGAGCCACTGGTGCTACTGGTATCCAGGGAGATCAAGGATCTGTAGGAGCCACTGGTGCCACTGGTATCCAGGGAGATCAAGGATCTGTAGGAGCTACGGGTGCAACCGGGTCTCCCGGGGCTGCTACACCTACGAGTGATCCGGGTGCTTCCATTACACCGGACGACAGTGAACCTCAAACCACCGTACCTTCGAAGCAGATTGACATTAAGCCAAAACTATCATTACCACCTCTCAAAGACTCACCTGGACCAGTGGATCGTAACAAATGGACCTTCATTAACAATAAGACTACTACTGACCATGGCTATATAGAGCATAATGACATAACTGATGTTTGGGAAGATTGTATAAAGCCATGTGAAGACGTTACCCGATGCAAGTACGTAGTTGTAGACACAGATGGTAAGAGATGTTGGTTGAAAGAGGTAGAGAATCCTAATTTGATTGATCCTCTCGACTCGAAAGATACTCGTGCGACTTATTTAAAAACAAACCCACTCCCATCGTGTAAACCCCCTGATTCTTTTCCCGTTGCCGATATGAGTGCCATACCGACGTGGTATTTTCGTGATACAGACGGTGTGTGTAAACCGGACCTAAATGCCCCTCAATTGTCATGTGTGTCTGATAAAAAAATTACTAGCACCTCTCTATTTAGTCACGGTCATGGGTTTTCACCCGAGGTCAATCTAAGTGCGATGGTCGGTAAAGTGATGAACGAATCAGACTTTAAAGACATGAGACATTTAAATATTGTCCCGTCTAGTGACACAAAGGGTTATTATTCCGGGTATAATTATGGGACGACAGATGGGGAGGCTGTGACCGAAAATGCACCGGGATATTACGCGTGCACTGCGAAATCTTTCTGATCGTTTACTGTATATCATTAATAGAGGTCTCAGAAAATCTAAATATGCGAATCTTACATACGGTCTGAATGATAAAGGTGACATATTATTCAATGGATTTTCATACCCGAAGGACGACCAGACTCCTGAACTCCTAGATGATAAACCCGGCTTTTATGCCTGTTCTTAATCTGAATCTTTCATTATCTGAACTTCTGGTATTTTTACGATTTCGAAATCAAATGGAGGATCAATCTGATGATCTTCTTCAAGCTTATCAATGATTTCTAAACATGTTGAGAATATATTATCAAACATTATTATAAGATGTTTAGAAATAATGAACGAGGTATTTTGCTCGTGTTGACAGTGACAACTGTTTTGTGGCTTATACAAACATATTTAATCAAAGAACCCAAGGACCTATCTATCGGGTGTATATTTCCATTACCCGATGGATTAGCGCCTATGATAGACGCCGATGGAAACTTTGGTTACGAAAAGTGTTTTGATATATGGAGTGTTATCCATTTTGTCATTTACTTGGTGGCCGGTATGATGTTCCCCAATGAACCCAGAATGGTTATTTCTTTGTCCATATCATGCGAAATATTTGAATTGTTGATTGGATGTAGAGGAAGGCTATCCGATGTACCTGTCAATATATTGGGTTATATGGTTGGGTCATCCTTACATAGAGGCTCATATAAAGTACCAAAAGAATCGCTGCCTAATATCATCATTTTAATGATAATATCACTCGGTGCAATTTCAGAGCTATATCATCAAAGAGCAATTGCAAAAAAGAAACTTAAAAATGAGGTTCGTGTAAATGGTACCATGTGACAAGATGTTTTATTATTATACTTTAATGCCATCTACCGGATCTGACCGCATTTGCTATGTAGGGCGATCGACGAACCCTACCAAGCGGTTATACTTGCACAAAAAGATGGCAGAGAAGAGTGACTCTGGTGATGAGTTGTATGATGCCATTAGAGCATCAGGCGGTATCGATACTTGGAAGATGAACATATTAAGTTGGTCTGATTGCGGTGTCGACGAGGCTAGGGCTAAGCATCGAGAGTATTATGACAAACATATTCAAGATGGATTCAAAGTTTTGAATGATAAGGTACCTCATGGATGCATCGACTATTACTCTAGGAACCGTGATAAGATTCTAGAGAAGAAGCGAATGACTTATAAGCCTAGAGATGTCAAGGAGATCAAATCCTCAAACTATAAATCAAACAAGACCGAAATTTTGAAGAAAGCCGCTCTCAAGCGAGTGGCTAAAACGGGCAGACCCCCAACCCTCATGACCATCGATAAGCACGGGATCACTCAGGACGAAATTCAAGCCGCTCTCGACTCTTATTCGGTCTAGACTCAAAACTATATCATCAAAGAGCAATTGCTAAAAAAATAAATGCTAATTAACATATGACAAACGGTGTAAAGATTTTTATTATAATAATACTACTTCTGATTGTCGCTATAGCTGCTTTCGTGGGGTACAAGGGAATCACCGACCCAGCGCCAGCAGTTTGCGATCCTGAATGTAAATGGTATCAGGAGTGTACTCCACAAACCGATGGTACCCCTGTGTGTACCCTTAAATCCTACGATGGTTTCGAGGTTAAGGACAATAAGACGACAAATGATAATTCTTATAAGGTGGTCACGACAGACGGAAATTTTGAGTCAGACTGTGTCGACGCGTGCAGAGGTGAGAAGGACAGTTGCAAGTTCGTAGTTGTAGACACAGCTGGTAAGAAATGTTGGTTGAAAGATGTAGAAAATCCTGAGTTGATTGCTCCTACCAAAACGGAAGATACTCGAGTCACATTTTTAAAAATATAAGAGCAATTGCCAAGTTTCTAATGACATTAATTTAATTGACCAACCCAAGATATTTCGTCGCTTGGGTTGGTACACAGAAGAGTGCATGCAGAATAACCCCCAAAGTGAATAGGACGATAATAGATAATACCAAAGGAAATTCGGTATATTTGGATAATAGAATGGCCGCCAATATAGTCATCAATGTGTCAACAATGGCGACACCCATAAATCTATATTGATGGACACCAGTTCCAGGTTTACCAAAGATGTCACGATACTGACAAAACATTATATATTACAACAACATAATGAATTGGGACGACGCGATTGATTTTTCCTTTGAAGGGCAAACTAAAGAAGCCAAGGTATTGTCAGTGTATGATGGTGATACAGTCAAGATTGCATTCCCATTGGGTGATACCATGTATAGATGGAACTGTCGAATTTTAGGCGTTGACACGCCTGAACTTAGAACTCGTAATCTGAAAGAAAAGGAAATGGGTTACATGGTGCGAGACAAATTACGTGAAAAGGTTTTGGACAAGATCGTCAATGTAACATGTGGCGATTTTGACAAGTATGGTAGATTACTTATCAAAATAACCTGTGAAGATGGTGATGATGTTAGTGATTGGTTAATATCAAATGAATACGCATACGCTTATAATGGTGGTACTAAACGTCAGTGGCCACAGTAAATCTTTTGAGCTTCTTTCAGTAATTTACCCTTGACAATAATGAAACTGTCCGCCGGTATTCCGAGACGCTTTTTAGCTTCTTTGACAGCTTTATCCCAACTGTTCATTTGTATTTAGTAATTATTTTTCTTGTAGATGGACCTGGTTTTACGAAGTAACTTCCCCTTGATAGGTGCAAACTCATCCTTGGGAATATCAAGTTCCTTCTTGGCATCCTTGACGGCCTTGCGCCATGCCTTCAACCCAGGGTTCTTCTTACCAGCGCGCTGCTGTTTCTTACTGACAATCCGACCATCGTCGGTATACTTTAAATCTTTGAGGGTCAGACCACCTGAAGTCTGGATGGCGTGACAATGCATAACTTCCGCACGAGATCCTACGGTTTTCATTTTAAGAATATACAATATATTATTATCAAATGATCTGCATTGTTCATCACCTGGGATTAGGTGACCAGTTGATGATCAATGGATTGGTTAACCATGTTTCCGAACATTCACGTGTGTATGTAGTAGCGAAGCGATGTCACAAAGATACACTGGAATTCATGTATAGAGAACATGACAATGTTAGTATGATATATATTGATGACATATCACCACAGCGAATATGGAATCGTATAAGAAGTCTAAACATGAATGTGATGGCACTTGCCACCTACGGTGCAGATGAGTATCTATGGAAGTTCATGACACACGCTGGTTATCCAGGAACTATGTTTACCAACTGGGCGTATAGTGTATATGTACAAGCCGGGGTGAACCCATTGTTCATGCATACTAAATTTCACGTATCACGTGATCTGGAACGCGAAGAAAAGTTATTTGAAAATCTTGGTCTAGTTGATAATGAGTATATCTTCATTCATGATTCTGGGTCTGGAGAATGCAAAGAGATTGATGTGGGTAAGGATGACATGTTGATCGTTAGACCTGACATGGATGTCACAAATATTTTCGATTATTTGACAATCCTGGATCGAGCCAAAGAAATACATTGCATCAACAGTGCCTTTGCATGGCTAGTGGAACTCACAAAGATCGGCCTTCCGCACACGAATTTCTTATATACTAAGAACGCACATTCGTATTATGATACCAGGGCAGTCCAGACTGCATTTAGTCATTTTACATTTTTATGATTGTATGTATTAATGTATAAACTGACCGCTAACCAAATCAGGTTGTTAATGTCAATCCGCAATCCTAAAAAGCCGATCGTCATAGGTACAGGTCCAGCAGGGTCAGGTAAAACCATGTTGGCCTGCAAACATGCAGCAGAGAGTTTGGTAGACAGGTCATGTTCAAAGATCGTGTTAACCAGACCGGCGGTCACGGCGGATGAAGAGTTGGGGTTTTTACCGGGTGGTATCAATGAGAAGATGTTGCCATGGACGCAACCTATGATTGACATTCTGAATGATCACTTTAAGTATGATAGATTGGATCGAATGTTTGAAACTAAACGTATTGAAATCGCACCTTTAGCCTATATGCGAGGTAGAACGTTTGACGATTCTGTCATAGTGGCAGATGAAATGCAAAACAGTACACCTAATCAAATGAAAATGTTATTAACCCGTCTAGGGAAGGGATCCAAATTAATCGTGACAGGAGATGAAGAACAGTGTGACATCCAAGAAAGTGGATTGGTCGACCTGGTCACGCGTATGCACTTGGCTGATATTAATAACCTGAAACATATAGACTATGTAAAGCTTGGAGACGCAGATATAAAAAGACACGAAGCTGTCAAGGAAGTATTGGAAGTATTGTACAAATGATTTCTCGGTCGGGATATATGCTACCCAAGACACATGAATTGTACGAAACCGTTAAAAAAGAATTACGTGTTAAACCTATAGTGAACAATGAGTTCGGACCAACCCCTCCAGCTTTCAACGTTTATCGGCAGTCTGAAAAAAGCATTTGTATACCGCAGTTTTACGGACAAGAACGCTGTGGCGCCGTTAGTCCAGAACGAGATACGAGACCAAAGCCCGCCGCCATATCGCCTGGCGTGGAGTTTAGTGGACAACTCAGAGAAAAAACCAGGCAACCAGAAGCGTTTAAAGCTGCCATGGACCAGGGACACGGAATCCTTTCCTTACCATGCGGTTTCGGAAAAACCACCGTCTCATTAGCCATAGCTTGTGAATTAGGTTATCGAACTATGATTATTGTTCATAAGGAGTTCCTGGCAAACCAATGGAGAGAACGCATTCAACAATTTTGTCCGGGTGCTACCATTGGTGTGGTACAAGGTGATAAACTAGACATAGAATGCGATTTTGTCATTGCCATGCTCCAGACACTCTCTACTAGACCATATCCGATGGGTCAGTTTGAAAGTATTGGCACATTACTGGTGGATGAAGCTCATCATATATGTGCTCGGGTCTTTTCACAGGCTCTTTTCAAGGTGTGCCCCAAGCATACGTTTGGATTGTCTGCTACACCCAATAGAAAGGATGGGTTAACCAAAGTACTGTTCTGGTTCTTAGGTCCGACCTTTTTCAGTATTGAACGTGAAAATCAGAAACAAGTCGAAGTATTCCCAATCGATTTCAATTGTGATATGTTTAAGGATCCTCCTCCGACCACACGGTTCGGTAAATTGTCACTGGCTACCATGGTCACGGATCTTACTGAGTGTGATGAACGGAATGAAATGCTAATTGGTTTAATCAAACGAGCATCCAAAGGAACCAGACAGTTGTTGGTTCTCAGTGATAGACGATTTCATTGTGAATATCTCCAACAACAATTTCCTGACAACTCGGGTTTGTACATTGGAGGTATGAAAGAACACGCACTCAATGAATCGAGTGAAAAGAAAATCATCTTCGCTACGTTCAGTTTGGCCCATGAAGGTTTGGATATCCCAACACTGGATACTATCATATTGGCGACACCTAAATCCGACATTGTTCAGTCCATTGGACGGATCATGCGCGAGACCAAAGGTAAGAAGAACAATCCTCAAATATATGACATCAAAGATAATTGGTCCGTACTATTTGCCATGTATAACAAACGTTTGAAAGTTTATAGACAAGGTGGTTTCGCTATAGAGGGTGAAGTGAAAGTCGATAAACCTAAGGAATGCATGTTTATATAATATTGTAATATAACAAATGGAAGAATACCAAAAAGGAAATTATGGTAGTATAGGAAGTTACCTGCGCGAAGGCGGATTTCAACGGAATCTTGACAAGAAATACACAAACATTGTTCGTAAGATGAACAAAGTTATCAATGATTCACCACGTGGAAACAAAAACATACAGGTATATCGTGGATATCCCACGCGCTTTATCGAACCCGGTAAGAATCTATTGAATCGCTCGTTTTTATCAACAACGACTAATCTAAATACGGCTAAAAAGTTTGGTAATGCTATTGTTAAAATAACTGTACCAAAGAACTTAAAGCGTCATGTCATGGAAAATAACCGTGAAAAGGAAGTGTTGATAGAAAGAGGAACTCGTCTAACTGATATAAAGTATATCAGACCCCTTGCCAATAATAAACAATTATATACTGCGAAACTTGTGAGCAATAAAACGAAGATGGCAAATGTTCCGCGACCAACATTAAACAATTACAAGGTTTTACAGTTGAATTCCAATAATGAAAGTAGTAACTTCAACAATTAATCATCTAATAAACTCCCTTTTCACATAGTCCCTATCCGCCTTGAAAATCTTTGAAAGCTTAGGATCTTTGTACTTAAAGAGAACCATCAAAGCATTAAGCTTACGGAATAGACCGAGAGGCGGTTCGCCACCTCTTATGACTCTGTGAAGGGCTCTGTGTCTAGCCAGTTCTGACATCATCTTGACGTCTTTGTAGCCATACTTGGAAAGTCCGCCACTTTCTAATTTAATGGGTGTAACACACACACCCCGGCGGGTTCTAACTTGTCCAAATTTACAAGAGTTCATCTTTATTTTTATGTTTACATTTTAATTGGTTGGGTGGTACCAGATACCACTTTCAGGATCAAACACGGGAAATGAGAAATCATCTTCATTTCCCGTGTTTGGGTTGTTGACGAATACCCATTGTCCAATTTCAATGTCATAGAATTGGGAATGGGATTTACGAGGAGCTGGAGGAGGAATCATTGTTGGTTTGGTATGACAATGATTCATTGCCTTAACATAGTTATACCAACGGACATGAGGAAAGCGTCTAATAGAGACTCTATAGGTTGGAATATAGTAACATGCTTTACGAGAGCATTGTTCCATATGTAGCGGAGGAGGAACATATTTACAATGATTAGAATCATAGTAAACACGAGTTGCGAAACAAACTCTCTCCTGTCCTGACTTTTGATAATGTCTTTGAGCATCTTGGTATTATTAGATATTATTTATCTCTGGGTATGCTGACCATCCATAGTCACACCGTGTTAAACGACTTCTGTTGAACCCATGATCAACGTCAATAGAATCCCTCTCGTATTAATGTTACATTTTTTTTGACAAATCTAAACTGTTCCAAGGGTGAACCATTTAATTCCTTCTGTCGTCTTTTACTAAGCTCTACGTCTTTTCGCTCGTTGACATAGTACATGACCATGCACATAGCATCTGCCATGTCATGCTTACGTGTTTGATACATGTAATTGGTGAATTCCATCAGATATGGAAATGCCAATTCTTCGGTCTTCACTTTACGTTCCTCATACTCTAGATGTGATATCGAAAAGTGCTTGTGCATCGACACTGGTGCGATCAGTCGTACTTTGCCGCGATAGATATGCATGAGTAATGCTTCCACATTCGTCAAGCCGCCGGGAGGTTGCCTCTCCAAGAGTAAATGATCGGCATCATCTATGACGTGACCATACTCTTGTACAAAGTGTGATATCATGTCACACAACTCATTCGTATGATGAAGTTTACATTCATGAGGTTGTACACGATCATGAACCATCTTGGTCAAATTGATACGCTTGGTGAAATTGATTGACATATTGAAATCATAATCTACATCGACACTTACCAAACCCAGATTATGATATCCTATATCTATACCAACAACTTTGAATGACATGTAAATAAAGAGACTTTATCTTTTAAACCTTTGAACTTACATAATTAGATTGCTTCGAGGTCGGCTTCGGTGTTTACAAATCTGACTGGGAGGTTCTGGCATATTAATGGATTGTCTGGGTCATAGAACATATAGAATACCTCGATCTTAGGCCGCGTGGGCGTTACCGGTCGAGCACGAAGCAGACGCTTCAGCTTCACGAACATTTCTAAACGCTGATCCCTACCCAGTCTCTTGGTACCGTACGGGACTTTGTACGTGTCCGGGTTCCATCTGATCACAACCATCGTCTTACCACAAATCGATGGTTCATCATAGATCTCAGTCAACCGCTTCTCGTCGCATGTGTAGTCACTGCCCGATCGAAGGTGCTGGTACTCATCGCACTCGTCTAGTTCGACGAGGTCAATTGACGTGTACATTTTATCAGGTCTCTTACGTGAACACCCACCCAGTGACCGGAGTGATTTATCACTGCCCATCAAAAAGTCAGTACCCAACTCCGCGTCGACATAGTCGCTCCATTTAATCTCAATCCGAGAGTCCTTCCCTGTCATCTTACGGAAACATTTGCGACAGATGTTATTATCGTTATACGGGATAAGTTTATTACGATTGTGGTAACAATATTCGCATTCACGGTCACCGATGTCGTGCACAAAGGTCATGTGTGTACGGAGATGACTGGTTTGTTTGGCCTTATAGTCACACCCAGATTGTTCACAGAGGTGCCACTTTACTCCGATGTCGTGTATATCTGCCATGTGCCGGCGGAGACTGCCGGCTTGTTTGGTCTTATAGTCACACCCAGGTTGTTCACAGAGGTGCCACGTCACACCGATGTCGTGCACAGAGGCCATGTGTGTACGGAGATGGCCGGCTTGTTTGGTCTTATAGTCACACCAAGATTGTTCACAGAGGTGCCACGTCACACCGATGTCGTGCACAGAGGCCATGTGTGTACGGAGATTGCTGGCTCGTTTGGTCTTATAGTCACACCCAGGTTGTTCACAGAGGTGCCACTTTACTCCGATGTCGTGTATATCTGCCATGTGTTTACGGAGATTGCTGGCTTGTTTGGTCTTATAGTCACACCAAGATTGTTCACAGAGGTGCCACGTCACACCGATGTCGTGCACAGAGGCCATGTGTGTACGGAGATTGCCGGCTTGTTTGGCCTTATAGTCACACCCAGGTTGTTCACAGAGGTGCCACTTTACTCCGATGTCGTGTACAAAGGCCATGTGTGTACGGAGATGGCCGGCTTGTTTGGTCTTATAGTCACACCCAGATTGTTCACAGAGGTGCCACTTTACGGATGTCATTGTTAAACGTTGTGACTTTTGTGCGTGTCTATACCAGTGACGATTGGATTACTTAACTGTTTGTTTGGAGACGTGGTTAACTGTTCATTTTAAGCCCGTCTATACAATAGATAATGTATACATAAAATTGTAACTGATTCTAATGACTCTGCATATATATTCATTGAATGATTCGTTCTCATTGATCTCGTGTTTAATCATTGTTTGTTTAATGGTATCAAATTTGTTGGAGCTTATCATTACACTACCATCAATATATGGTACGTTAAGACACCCTTCACACCTATTATCTGGTCCCACTATGTCCAGATTACTACATATCAATTTCTCAAACGCGAACTTGTCTGTAATTGTGTGACTGATATTACCGATAAATACGTAATCATACCTTTTATCCAATATCGAAATAAACTTGTTCTTCAATTCGTTCGTATCCTTGGAGAATTCGATCTCAAATTCTGTCTGTGATCTGGGGTATTTCTGTTTACGTAAATCATTAATATTGTGAATCAGATTGACATTGTCGACTATCAACCATATATAGATGGTCGGATATTCATGATAATTGAGAGACTCTAACTTTTTCGAATCTGTATGTGTATCTTTGTATCCATAGATTGTTCTGTTTTTCATATTGATGTAATTGCATAAACGATTCAAAAATTGTTTCGAGTCATCACCTCCATTTCCATGTATCATCAATGGAGATGACTTTGTGAGACCATTGTTTACTTTGGATCTATCATAATCGATAGTTATATGATCAAAGTGTGAACTCAGTGTCTGAAATATAAATGCATAATCGTCCAAAATGATATAGATGTCACTTTCGCCCCGACAAGATTTAAGATATTCTTGTTGGTAATAATACTGGTCATCATCACTTGACTCGATGTGTTCACGAGTGAGAATCTTGAGTGCCTTTATCGTACCTATGAAACCACCCGAATTAAGATACCTATACGGTGTACCCACTTCAGGAAATTGGTCCGCGATAGATTCGTCTGGCCATAAAATAGCTTCTGCCGAAAACATGACATCACATCCGGTATTTTGTCTTATTTGTAGAAATTTGGTTATCATTTGATCCGGTGAACCGGAAACTACTGCATCATAACAATCACTAAATATGATAAACCTTTCGTCATCATCAGGGAACTGTTCCAGATACTTTTTGAATAACACAACTTTGTGTCCCCCACCTGGTCCCCGTGTCATATCATTGCCACCCCATGGCTGACCAAAACCTAGACACACAAATGGAACTCCATATATGTTGGCACTTTCTACAAACCTTTTGTAACCATCCACTGGATCTGTACCCACTGTGACTAATTGTAGCGCGTCTTGATAAAAGTCGTTATCATATTCGAGTTCATAGAAAGGTTGACTTTCTGTTTCAGATGTTTCGAATGCGTCGACAGTTGGTAGGACGATGTGAGACTTGACTGATAATCCTATGAACGATTCAATGTTATAATCATCGAACGATAGATATCTAGAATATGATTGGGTATATAACATCGGAATGAAATCATCGACAACAATAAGTTTATCTAAGAATCCGGAATGTACCAATTTCCCCGCGGATTCATTGGTCAACATATAAGCATTTAACCAAAATGAATATCCACATGTGACATAGTTGTCTGGATCAATCGGATATGGTTTATCAGATTCCCCTTCCACCAACTTGCGTGACAAATACATGATATCGAATTTGATCTCTTTATCGATGATATCATTGATCACTTGATTAAATCGATTCGTTATGATGACATCATCTTCCAAAATAATCGGATACTGAACACCTTCATCCATTGCTTTCTTCCAAACACTATAATGACTTAATGCACACCCAATCTCACCAACGGTCATAACCGCATTTGTATATGGATTGCGAAATATCTTACTTAATTGAAAAGGTGTTTCACATTCACCAAGATCTCTACCATCCACAGCATCTACGATCTCAAACGGTATATTGCCACCAATCGTCATTAAGAAATTACGGATCTGAACCCTCCGCTCTTTCTTCCGTTTCAGACTGATCACATAGATTTTAATCCGCATATTAAGTAATATACACATATTTTACAACCATGTCTACCGCATCATGGATTATTATTATAACATTCGCATTATTATTGACATTGTTCATTGCAGCAGTCAGGCCTACAGGTGAACTCATTGTCAAGATGAACAGGGATTGGGACGGCTACCATAACACAGCTGTAAAAATTAATAGCGAATACTCACCCGTCAGTGATTTCATTCGGAATGACTTTCCCAAATATCGTGATACATTGAATGAATTCTGTACCAACAAGGGTTACCCAATAGATATCAAAAAAGGTGATGTGTTTAGCAAGACCTTCACGTCTTTAGGTAAACAAACAATTGACGTACCGGCACGAGATATAGATATCAATATTTTCCCGGTAGATTGTGAAAAAAGATAATTGCAATATGTAACTAACAATGTCTGTATTTGTGAACCTATTAGCTGTGGCCATTATGGTACTCATCATCATCATGATTATCATGATCATGAGATACTCTAAGAACACCGGTGACTTAGTGGATAAGATCCGAGAGGACCTTCCAATTTATAACAATGCCATTACCAAGGTGAATGATGACTACCCCCTCTATAGTGAAGCCATTAACGATACCTACCCTCAGATAAAGAACATGGTGAATAATGTTTGTCGGGACGGTGGAGTCATCATCCAACTAAAGAAGGGACAGATACTTAAGACTAAGCTTGTTGGTCAGAGTATAGATATCCCAGGTGAGGATAGCTCCATTAAGATACCTTTGGCTTGTTAATATTGAAGATACCTTTGAGGTCCGCAATTTTCAATTTCTTGCGGTTGGTCACAGGGATCTGACTGAGAAGTGTGTCATCGTTGAGAACCTCCGCGCAGACCTTGGACTTGTGTCCCTGGAGCATCATGATAGTCTGTTCGATACTGGGGATGTCGTCATAGCCAGTGTAAATCAATTTGGACACCTTGACCGTCTTGGTCTGCCCAGTCCGATGACTCCGGCCAATCGCCTGGAGTTCGGTGGCTGGGTTCCAAGCCGGCGTAGTGATATAGACCCGAGTGGCCTCCTGCAGATTCAAACCCTGACCACCAGACTTGGTCTGGATGATAAACACTGCACCACTCGAGCTCTTCTTGAAATTCATAACGCGTTCTGTTCTGTCATCACCAGGAACAGACCCATCGATACGGAACACATCCTTCCCCTGATCCCTGAACATCTTCTCAATGATGTTCATCTCGGTTATGAACTGGCAGAAGATAAGGGTTTTCTCCTTGGGGTGTTCGTTGACCATATTAGAGAGTTTGTCGAATTTGGTGCTCCGCCCGACCCACTCGCCCTTGTCCATAGCATCATAGTAAACCTGAGGAGATACCAACACCTGTCTGCAGCGGAGAATCTTCTCGAGGATGTTAAAGCTGTGGAGTGCCATGGACTTGCCATTGGAGATCACATCCTTGACATACTCCTGCGCCTCCCGGAAAACATCCGAATAGACATCCTTCTCTTCCTTGTTCATATCGAGTTCGATGTTGTCAAACTCACAGGGAGGAAGCTTGACCCGCTCAGTCACCTTGGCAATTTCAGCCTTGGTCCTGCGCATCACATAGGCCTCACGAATGTGATGATACTTTGCCTGCACAAACTTTTGCTCGAACCCGAAGAACCCACACAGCGACACAAAGTCTTTCATAGAGTTGAAGACCGGTGTACCCGTGACCACCCATCGGATAGTACTCTTGAGACTGCACACACTCTTGGTGACCTTGGCCTTCGGGTTGCGAATCTCGTGAGCCTCGTCCAGAATCAAACGATCCCAGCAGATGTCGTGGATGGGTGTCCAGATGGGAGCATCTTTAAGTTTTTCCCTGGGGGTGATCGCGGTATAGGGGGTCACCACAACGTCATAGTCTGCCAGAGTGTCGACCATTTTCAGACGCTTGGGTCCATCGAACTTGCCGACTTTCAGATGAGGGGCAAACTTTTCGATTTCGGCGACCCACTGGTCGACCAGGGACTTGGGTACAACCACAAGGGTCCGATCCATTTTCCTCGCGAGCATTGTAGTGATGAGCTGGACGGTCTTACCGAGGCCCATCTCATCACACAAGAATCCGCCGCGAAGGTTGTTCTTAGGATCCTCGCGTTCGATCATCCACTGAACTCCGTCCCTCTGGTAAGGGACTATGAGTCTACCCTTGAGCAGTTTGGTGGCTTCGGTGTATGACATATTGGTATACTATTAGCAATTTTTTTACTTAAGGACTTTTATGAACATTCAGATGTGATTTAAATATTTATTACATCTTATAAGATGACGGAGCCTAGATTCGATGGTCTAGACAAGGTCAATATGCGTACTGCCGGT